TCTTCATACTATAAGGACACTTTCAGGGGCCCAGAGATAATCACTTTAGTCTTCCCATAAGTTTCTTTGTATCAAAATCTTGCGGATTTCAATAAATGCAAACTGACGAAGTTGTTTGTTTGTGGTACTATCAAAGGCACTATAAAGACGACTGAGATATTCGTCTTGTGATGCTCCTATGTTACCACTACCACCAAGGTCATTAAGTGTTGATCCTGCCTTGGACTTAGGTCTTCCAAAGTTACCTGAGACCTGACCAGTTGTTCTTAGTTTTGGTTTGATCTTTGAGAGGTTTGAGTGTGTCATTAACAAACAAGGTTAGGAACAAATAACCAGATATATTCACCATCTTCAGGTTCAATTCCACCGACAACAAATTCAGAATGAATTGCACTGGCACTGTCGTAATCCTCTGTGCAAATTAAATACTCAAGACGATCCTTAAATGTTGCTGTCAGTTCATCAATGCAGGTTTGTTTGTTCATTTGAGGAAGGAATGGTTTGTGTTAGTGAAAGAGATAATAGTCATTTTACTGCATAAACTCCAAGTGTTTGAGTTTTTGTTAAAACTCCAGATGCTTTTGCCTTTCTAACTGCCATTCTCACAGAGGTTTGTTCTGCTTTTGTTTCTGCACCAAGAGTAACATATAAATCGTGAAGGATTATATACTTATCTCCATTTTTAATTTTAGCACTAATGATTAAGGTTGCAGCAGTATCAAATGCTGCAACATAATCACCAGATACAGAGTGCTTGAAGGAGTTCATAATCAGAATAGTAGGTTGTACACTATAGAGACACTTTCAGGGGCCCAGAGACTATTATCAACGAGCATATAAATATCCTCCCGACCAGTCAGCATTTGCAAATAAGTATTCACGATCTTTAATTAATCGCAGGTCGAATCTAACACCTTTTGCTGGTGCTTTGTAAGATGCAGACTTGTAAACTTCACCAGTCTGCTTATCAACAAAACAGTGAACACTGTGATGACCACCACCATCAACAAACATGATTTTGTGATACTTTCTACCACTCTCAATCTGATAATCAATCGGGCAAATACCTGCCTCAAGATCTTTTTGGGCATTTAAGTGATACTCTAAATTATCACCACGATTTATAGAGTGTTGATGCCCACGAATAGAATACTCACGAAAGTTATCTTTGAGAGCATCAATCAGCATGTAGCAATACTTAACTACATTCAGTTGAATTGTGTTGCAAGCATCCTGCTCGGCAACGTAATCAGCAAAGGTGGCAGTCATTTGGAAAGTTTCAGTTTGAGTGATTTAAGTGCTTGTTTACGTGCTACAATCTGACCCTTACACATACCCTTTGTTCGTTTACTCTTTCCAGAGTTATGTTTCCAGTTTGGAGTGTTCATTTTACAAGAAAGAGATTGTGAATTTTAGCACGAATCGCATAAACATCTTCGCACTCATAATCATCATTATCCAGAGCATTTCCGATGAAATTGTAAATCATGTCCCATTCGGTTTCTGTGAAGAATTCCTGAACTGTTTGAGTTGTGGATGTCATTTTGGTTTGGTTTGAGTGAGTGGTCATACTATAGGGACACTTTCAGGGGCCCAGAGATTTATACCCAGTTCTTTGCAGTATTGAAGTTAGCAAAAGCAAAAACTGATCGGTTCACTAACTTCATAATGATGCTACTATTCTTAAGGACGAAACCTTCCCCAACAATCTTCTCACCATTAATGTATGCTACTGGACTATCAGTGACTATCATTGAGTCCATCAAGTCCTCTTTGATTCCTATCATTGAGAGATATAGATATGCAAGATTATGGCAAACAAGAATCTCAGTTAGATTGCGAAGGTTAAGTTCACTACCAGAACGAATTAAAGCATTAATTTGTTTCTTTGCCTCTGCTGCTTGTTTTACACTTAAGAACTCAACATCATCAATATCAACCTGAGGTAAAGTTATGCGAACAAAGTCTACACAAGGTTGCACGAACTTCACATGGTCAGTATCATTAAAGAATGGTGTAGTTCCAGATACATAAGCATCTCTAAGTTCACCATCAGTGCTCCACTTTGTATGTGGTGCAATAATAATACTTTGTGTTACAATCTCAGGGAACTGATAAGTTATTGTGTTAGGAGTATAGACGTTAAGTCCACCAAACCCAATAAAATCACCCTGATAAATGTTCTCTGTACGAGGTAAACTATCTAGGCAACAGTGTAATATTTGTGCTACATTACCACTGTGATTTGTATCAATATCCTCATGCGATTCGTTGATTTTGAGTTTAACTTTGTTGAATACACTTTTGGTGCCCACAAAGAATTTACCAGATGCAGGATTAGTTCCCCACACTATTGCTGGAGAACCATCAATCTTCAAAGAAACTTGATAGTCGCCATCAAAGAACTCAAGAACAGATAAGTCACCTGTGAGGATTAGATCCTCAAAATGTTCTTGATGCTTGTTTTGTATGCTCATACTGTAGGGACACTTTCAGGGGCCCAAAGAATCTAATATACTGCAATAAGTTCGTTTGCTTTAATCCTACTAGTACCTTTTGCCGAAATAGTTCTTGTCACTTGAATTGGATAAATTGTAGCATTTTTGTAAAGTTCTCTGGTAATATCCACATCGTGATTTGATACAATTACTTTAATTCCCTTAGATGCAAGAAATTCTGCAAGGTCTGCTAATTCAGTTTGTTGTTGGTGAATAAATCCATTCGTAGCATAACTTGTAAAGTTTGAAGTATTTGATGCAGGCACATATGGAGGGTCGAAGTACACAGTATCACCTGGTTCTAAATCTTCGTAAAGAGATGAATCCTCAAAAGAAAGTGAAGTAAACCTTACTAATTGTTTAGAAAGAAAAAACATTCTAAAGTTCATCATTTGCTCTGATGGGCATACTGGTTTATCATACTTACCGAAAGGAACATTAAATCCACCTTTACTATTATATCTTGATAATCCATTGAAACAATGTCGGTTAAGATAAACGAATAATCTTGCTCTTTCTGTAGTATTTGTTGCTTGGTTAAAATGTGTTCGTAGGTCTAAATACGATTCCTTTGTGTTATTTTCTGAAGTGAACAGTTCCTCACAGTATTTGATGAAGCTATCATCATTTGGATTCACTAAGTTCTGATAGATTGCAACCAAATCTTTATTTACATCATTGAGAATGTATTGGTCTGCTACTGTATTGAGTGCAACAGAAAGACTACCACCAAATGGTTCACAATAACGCTTAGGATAACCAATATGTGGAATAAGATGGGGCAGAACCCTATACTTGTTTCCTGCCCACTTTAGAAATGGTTTATTCATTAAATTATGTCTTTATGTATCCATAATACTCATATTCATCAGAATGTCAACTGTTTACCAAATTTACCACACAAATAAAATGCCATATACTTATTTTTAAGAGTTACATTTTTAAATGTTAGTGGAGTGTAACTTCCGTTTGATTTACTTGCCTTAGTACGAATTTGCAGAAGACCATTAGGTCCTGTGATAGTATTCAATTCTTCACCATTATCAAATGCGGTACAAATTTTATCACAAATATGGTTGTAATCTTCACGCAATTCTTGATAGTGTTCAGGATGAATTTCTTCATTGAGTAATGTTGAGTTTATATAATCGTTAGAGCGTGAGAATGCAACATATATGGTTTGTTGTAACTTTTTCCCAACCTTACTATTTTCAAATAATACTTTGTAATCAATGATTTCAGATAAACAATGTTTTAACTGTGTAACAGCAATAGATTCTCCTTGTGTAAAAGTCTTAAGTTCACCATCAGCAAGATCTTTAAGGTCGGAACTGTTAGGAATCCCAAGAGCAGTTTCTAATAACTGACCACGAGAACCTTTATTTTTATCAGGTTTTTCAAATTTACTGAAATCAGTAACTTTTAACAAAGATAAAACTTGAAGTGCAGTCAGTTTCATAAGAAATGCAGTCATACTATAAGGACACTTTCAGGGGCCCAGAAAGTTTATTCTATGGGTAGTTGTGCGACACTCTTACCCTTTCTTAAGGAATCAATATAATTTCGTGCAGAACTTTCAGTTCTACATAATTTCAACTGTTGCCCATCATGTAGTATCATAAGTTGTCCCCCGAAAGGTATTGCTGCATAAACACCCTTATCAATCAAGAATCCTTCATTCATTTGTGTTACTTTCCAAAAAATCGGTGTTTTCGTTTGTGGTAAATGACCTATCACACCCTTGGGATAGAATCATCAAAAAATCAGGTTTTGATCCCAGTGGTGGCCTGGGTTCTCATTGAGTCTCAACTGCGAACCGGTGCTGATGGTTCTAAAGTCACAATAATTTTATCACCTAACCTATCCACTTTAGAGACTCGGTATCCTTCTGCCAATTTATCTTTGTCGTGGTTGATAAGAGATTTGAGTTCATGACAATCATAGCACAACAACTGACATTTTTCAACTTCTGGTATAAGTTTTTCAAGAGAGTGGTCAAGTGCTTTTCCTATGTTAAATGATTTTTGTGTTCTATCCAGATGGTCAAACTGAAGATTTTCAGTTATACCACATCCAACACATTTTCCACCTAAATGTTCCAAAAGAACTTTGCGCCTTTCTTGCCTCCTTAATCGTTGAGTTTCTGTTCTCTTTGCTCTATGTTTTTTTGTTTGTTCTCTATTTTTTGAAAGAACTTTTTCTCTGTATTCTTCATCAGTGGCATATCTTTCTCGGTCTTTGGATGCTCTATCGGTTTTTTCTCTTGAAAGTCGGTTATGCTCATTTACCTTTTCTTTGTTATCTTGCTGGTATTTTTTCATATACTCAGATTTCTTTATCGGGTCTTTATAAGGCATGGGTCTATAATAAATAACACACTATTATTTATACATTATAAACCTTTAATCACCTCCTAACTACAGATATTGCTGGTTCACCTTTGTTGAATATGATATCAACAACTGCCTGAACAGATTTAGCAGTGGAGATACCAACTCTATTGTAAACAGGAACAACAACCAGACCAAACTTTTTGGATTCATCACCAA